TAACGGCTGTTACTCCAGACAGAATCTCAGGGTTTGCATCAGAGCTTCCCGTAAGAGCTGGGGAGGTCAATTCAATCATCGCCCAGCTATAATCTACATCATTTATCTTTACTGCCATTATACTTATGCGTTAGTTGTTGCAAGACCCTCGGTCACATCGTATTCCTTTGACTCGCCGATTGGGATGATGGAGTACTTGATGATAACCTTGTCATTTTTCAATACATTCTGTGTAGCTGGGATAGTAACGGAATATCCGCTAATCTCGCCAGCGCTCAACATAGCTGCCAAAACAGCCTTTACCAAGTTAAAGAATACTGTACACTGCGCGGTAGACATGTAACCTGTGGCCGGGTCAATCTTGATTGGGGAGTTCACATAGGGCAGAAGCAATGTGCGAACTGAGCGCCGTGACTTTCCGATTGCTCGATTTCGTGCTATTGTGCGGTAATCTCCGGATGTACATGTTTGGTCGCTGGAGAAATAAATTCCAGCTTCGAGACCTTCGTATTTACAAAGGAACACATAACCGTTATCATCGAGTATGTCAAGCTGGGTACGGCTCAGAGCAGAGTACTTCGTGTAACTCGTCATTTTCTTGTCAACGATTGTAGCGTCTCCAAAACCAAACTCGATACTGGAAATGTAACCTCCGAGATTGAACTTGGCGACATAACCGATTGACTCAGCAACTGTAGCGAGAGACAGACATCCTATTGCCAGTCCAACGCATCCTACAGGTGCACAAGAAGCGAGAGAGGCCTGTATGGTCTCAACTGTACTGTCTGCATCCTGTCCCATCAGAACGGTCACATAACGAGCGTCAACCTTACAAGAAGGAATCTTGCTGAACACAACCTTAGCGTCCGTACCTGTAGATGTAGTTACCTTTGCTGTATTTGCGGAAAGCAGAATACTAACTGGAGAGTTGTAATCGCTTGCCAGCTGTTCTGCGATTGACTCAAGACCTGCAACGAGCTGCACACTGTATTTTGTGGCAGCGTCATCCGTAATTTTCCAGAGTGCCTGCTCCGTCCATACACCGAAATTTGTGATTTTACCGGAGGCGGCTTTCTGCATATCTACGATTGCGTCAAAGTTCTGAGAGCAGTCTGTGAACATCACAAACAAACGACCAGAGTTATCGTTTACATCAAAGAAGTGCTTGATGTGATAATAAGGTATTCCAGCAAAGAAATCCTTACTTACACTGTCAGTGCCAACTTCGCCTGTATAAGCTGTAATACCAGCCTTTACCGCTTCATCGAGACTGTTGAACTCGACTACGGTGTTTTTCAGTGCAGCAGCAAGTGCCACGCCAGCTCCCTTAGTCCAGATATCAGCCTGTGCAGAAACGTCAAACAGAGACCGGAAATCTGTTCGGTACTAACGGTTACATCACCGCCAATATTACCGTCAGTATCGGTCATTTTTACATTTCCTAATGCCATTGTTTATTGTTTTTTATAATATGGATTCTGATATAGAATAGCAGCTTCTCCAGCTGGAAGTTTAGTGTCTTCAGTGAACACGCCACCTACCGAGTTTACATACAGCTTTTCATAATTAGAGAAAAGCTTCAGAGACTTTTTCACGTTCGCGTTCATCTGACTCTCGTCAGCTACAATGTCAATCGTGTCAGCGTCTTTCGTGGCTTCCTCTTCGTCACTCTTCTTTTTCTTCGTTGACTTTTCCTCCTTACCGCCCGATTTTGTGTCGTCCGGTGCTGTTTCCGGGTCTTCGGAACCTTCTGCTGGGTTATCTACTTTCTCAGATGGGTTATCTACTTTTGTTTCCTGTTTAGTTTGCTCATCTACTGGAGCTTCGATTATTTTTGCCATATTGATAAAATTTAAAAAGGGGAGAGGAGCATTATCTCTCCACTCCCCTTTGGTTAATATTCGATTTAAGCGTTATGCTGTTAGCTTGTACGTGGTCCAAACCACGATTTCAGAAGGCAGCACGATATTTACATCGGCCTTCATACGCATCTGGAAGAAGTACAACTCAGAGTTGGCCTGTAGTTTCTCGACCTTAACTGACTCCTGGTCTGTAGCGAAGTCAACGCCCATCCATAAGCAAGAGTCCATACCAGTTGTGAACTTACCGAGGGCGATAGTCTGCTCAACCATGCCGTCAATCACAACGATACGCTTGCCCTTGAAGCGATACTGGTTGACATTTGCGTTCTCAGTGTACTTCACGTCCTTGCTGGTCAAGTACTGATCGTACAAGTCCCAAAGGTCCCAACCTGTAACGAAGCAGAGAGAGGATGACTTACGCAACTTCTTCGGGCATTTTTTATACATTGTATAGAAAGCAGCCTCGACCTGTTCACCAGTTGTCATCGCTGTGTTACCAGCAAGGATAACCTTACCCGTTGCGTTCTCGTTTGCATCGGTAGAGTTCAAACTGGTGAGAACTCGTGCAATAAAGCCATCGAAGTACTTCATTGGACCAGCATCAGTGTCGCCACCGATTGTGGTATTTTCAGCAGAGTCAGAAGTAATCTTCGCATTCGGACCGCCTTTCTTAGCACCCCAAATAGAGTCATTGATATACTGGTCCTTTCGGTCAATCAACAGGTGCAGCATCTTAGACTGTACCTTCGGGTCAAGCTCTCTGAACAGAAGCTCTCCGGTTGGCTGGAATGGTTTCCAATATTTCTCGAAGTCACGAGGGTTGAACTCCAGGTATACCATGAAATCGTTAGGCTCCAGGTATCGTTCGGAATAAGTATATTTGTTCGTACCGTCAGTCCCGGCTTTACCGTTGTCACTGGTAGGAGTGGCTACGTTGTCCTGGATAATCTTACCCAAGGAAACGCTAGGCAAAGTGTACTTAGACTGAATACCGGGCTGGATGTGAATCAAACCCTCTTGGAAGGTATCGTTACCTTCTGCTGTATACACCAACAGGTCTTCGAGTACTTCACCCGCGTAACTGTTGCCAGCATAATTGATAGTTCCTGTACTAGGCATTTTCTTTTATTTTAGAATTTTTTTAACTCGATTTCCTCTTTCAGGACATCTTTCACTTTGCTCTCCAAGTCAAGCTCAGCCTTGGTCTTGCCTTCCTGTGCCTGATGGATATTCTGAGCATTTCCGGAGATTTCCTCAGTGATTTTCTGTCGAGCTGGGATTGCACCGAGCGTGTTTTTCACAAGTTCGAAGTTGGCGTCTGCCATCTTCATCCAGTTCTCTTTGTCAGATGCTTCGATTTTACCAGCATTTACAGCTGCTTCGATAACACTGTTTTTCTCAGCTTCCAGTTTAGCCTTCTCTGCGTCCTGGTACTTTTGCAATTCAGCCTTTACACCACTCAACTCTGTGTTGACGTTTTTCAGCTCAGTCTCTTTGCCGGTAAGCTTAATCTGCATTTCAGACAGCGAGTTCTTTGTCTCTTCAAGGCACTTGGTCAAATCCTTAACCTTTGCCTCTGCCTCTTGCATTTTTACTATACGACTTGTCACGTCTGCGATTTTAGCGCCACTCTGGAATCCAAGTTGTGCAGAAACTGCTGCAAAAGAAATGTTGTTTTCGTTTTCTTCCATTTTTTTATTATCTTGTAATCCTGTAATCTTTTGTTGATGAATAGTACCGATACTTTCAACAAGTTTAGTTTCATCAACTGAAGCGCAAATTTTATTCATCGCCTCTCTGATGTCCTTTATGTCTGTTATACCGTCTATTTCGTTCTTAGCTTGCTCCCTTATGGACTTGGAAGTTTTGATAATATTCTCGGCTGGAATAATGCCGGCAGCAACCGCTTCCTTGGCACTAAAATAGGTGCCATCTACATCTTCCTCGCCATCCATGATGCACCTTACCTTATCTTTTGTGAAGCCAAAGCGTTTTTGATAGATTGTCTCAATCTGTCCTTTAAAATGTTCGACCATCGCTTTTGTGTTCGGGTCATCGCATTTGTCTTCGAAGAACGGGTTGTGCATCATAAGAATTGAGTAGTCATGCATGAACAGCTCATTTCCAGCAGACCAAATTACACTACCCATACTTGCCGCCATTCCTTCAACGATGCATTGTGTCTTAATCGGGCACGACTGCAAAACTGAGAATGTTGACATTCCGTAAAGCACAGAACCACCTTCAGAATTGATTAACACAACAATCTTTGAAGGTTTCACTGAATTTTGAAGCCAGAGGAACTCATCATTAAAGCACTGCGTATTGTAACTGTCCACAGGTCCGAAGAATCTGATGACTGCCGCCTTTCCTTCCTCGCACTTTCCTACTACGAATTTTAATTTTGCAATATCCATTTAATAGATTTTATCAAGAATAGAATTTATATTTTTTCACAGGTTATTTTTCTGCTAGGAATCTATCTTATCCACAAAGCCGGAAACCTCATCGTATGTAGGTTCCTTATGGTCTTCATGCTTATCCACATTGTTCTCAGGTTTTTGGTCTGAGTGGTTTGTGAACGGAGGAACGACAAGGTATCTCGTCACATAATGTCTGTACCTAGAAGCTGAGTATTCTGTAAACCACACCTCGTAATCAATCCAAAATGGCTGCAATCCATCGTCCATTGAGTCCGGTTGGTCAAAATACTGTAACTGGAATCTCTGAGTCAATGCCGGGTAGCTTCCTTTCTGAGACTGTATGGCGTCGTTTATTTGCTGAAAAATCTTATATCCCTTCAGTTCAATCTCGTCATCACTGTTATTAAGGTCGTTTAATACATAATGTATTCTTACAGTAGCTCGCCCCTCGCCAATCCTTGACTGAGATACAAGGTACCTCACATTTATGAAGTGTATAAATGCTGCTGGGAATCCAATACCGTATTCCTCATTCAGCTTCTTTCCCTTGATTCTCGCGAGCTGTCCGTTATCCATCTTGATAGTTTTGAACAGCTTTTCGCTTCCTGGATTTGTATCATCGACCAGTAGGGTAGAGAGTATGGATTTCACTGCCTTGTACACATCGCAAAGGCAGTTAACCGTATATTTCTCTTCCTCTGTATTTTCAGTATCGGTTGTAGTGGTCTGTGTCGTGTCATCTACAAGCGGCTGGAGTATCTTTTTGTCTACTATCATTGTTATCTAGGTTGTCCTGGAAATCCTCTGAATATCATCGGGTATTCCTCTTTTATTTTATCACTTACTACGGACCCAAGTCCGGATTTATTTGTAGGGAAAAATTGTCTCTGTGGCATTATGTCAATCCCCTCATTGTGGACTTTTGAAAAATTAAACCCTGGGTGTCTGTCATGTCGTGCAAACTCTTTGTTGTCAGTGAACAGGACAACTCGTGGGTCTTTTCCTCTGCTGTCAATTATAGCACTGATTGAGTCACATAAGGCTCCTGTTTCATAAAGTATATATCCGTCGTCGCAATCTCTTGCTCTATCTCTACTTATTGCAGCCCATTCTTTTGCGCCCTTGTCTGGAAACATTGGTCTATTTGCGTGAAATGCGTTTTGGTATGTTTCTACCGCAATTTTACCAATCTTAGTCTCAAAATTCCAAACGTTGAAGTCTAGCCTGTGCGGTAGACTTCTCCATTTACGAACAAGTTGCTGAGGTGTTATAACTTCAACCATTGCCAAAATACTTTTCTTTAATCTTAGTTGTAATTTTAGTCAGCATTTCCATATCAGCTTTGTCAATCGTGAAATATGGGTGCTCGTCAGAGAATATCCTTCCTCCCTTAGCGACCGACTCTTTGAATGTCTTATTGAACCAGTCGGGCATTTGCGGAATGCGAACAGTCTGATCTTTCACTCCAGCT